TTCAAGCTTGAAACAGCTTGTGCAACTCGAAACGGGAAACAGCGAGGCAGTCTGTTGCAAGCGCGTGATTTGACGGATTGGGTGGGGTATGGTGAAGCCGAAAAGTCGGCGTTTATGGAGCGACCAAGACAAGCAGGCGCTTCGGGACAATTGGAAGACCCGTTCCGATCCGGAGTTGGCGGCGAGCTTGGGCCGCTCGGTTCAATCTATTCAGCTTATGCGCCATCGTCTCGGGTTGCTTCGCGCGGCGGGGAAAGAGTCTCGCCGGTGGAGTGACTGGCAGACGGCGACGCTAAGGCGATTGCATTCGATCGTTGACGAAGAAGCGTTGGCGGAGCGCTTAGGCCGCACCGTGGAAGCCGTCCGGGGCAAGCTGCGTCGTATGGGCCTTCGTAATAGGAAGGTGCACGATTGGACGGAAGCCGAGTTGGCTTTAGTGCGGCAGCATAAGCGCGGCGCGCCGCGCCAGCCTCTTGCGGATGCACTCGGGCTTGAAGTGGGGCGCGTCGGGTCGATGCTCGCCATTGTGAGAAGGAAAGAGGGTCTTGCGAAGCAGCGTGTACCTTCTCGCTAGGGAAGGCAACCTTATGAATTTCTTTTTGCGTGTTAGTGATCGATCGTGGATTGCTGACCCTGCTAACGCGACCCGGTTCAAGACTGAGGATGACGCCTTAGCGAAACAAGCTGATTTGCGAGGCGCTACGCGCCGCGGCCGAACGCTATTCCAGCGACAGGTTGCTGAGTCTTTTGTGGTGAAAGATTGGAAGCGAAAACGGTGCTATCCTTTGCGCCTTTTTCCGAGCGCTTGACACGGTTGCCGATAATGTGCATATCTGGGCAACTCTAGGTGACAGTGCGCCACCCGTAGGGCAGTGCGCCGGCCTAACCGCAACCCGGAAACAGCACGGGATGAAAGCCCTTACTGTGTGACAAGCTGGTACGCGTTGCGAGTTAGGACACGGTCCGAATTCACGGCGATGCAGCTTGTATGCCGCCGGGGAATTCAAGCGTTTACGCCCGTTCGGCACTACATGGTGCGCCCCGGTGGGCAGGGTCCTAGGCTCATACGCTATACGTCGCTGTGCCCTGGCTATCTCTTCGTGAAGCTGCCCGTTGGGTTTGCCGAGCTGTACCGCAAGCCTATCCCTATGGCCCTTGGTCTAGTGGGGATTGACGGGGAGCCGAGCCCTATTCCCGAGCGGGATATAGCCTATCTGCAAGTTATCTCCGGGCGATCGGATCGGGTGGCTCGGCTGATTGAGTCGCTCAATGTGAAGCGGGTAATCCCGGCAGTGTTGCGGCATGTCGAAAAGAGAACGTGATAGGCGCCATGACGCTAAACGCGGAAGCGCTCGGCAGCGTGGCTATACTTCCCGATGGGATAAGTGCGCTGTTCTGTTTAAGCAGAAGCATCCGTCATGCGCGAAGTGTTTGGCGCGCGGCCACGTGACGCCTGCGAAGGTTGTAGACCACATCAAACCGCACCGCGGCGACCCGGTTCTTTTCTGGGATGAAAGCAATTGGCAGTCCCTTTGTGTAAGCTGCCATTCGCGCGTCAAGCAGTCGGAAGAGCGCGCGGGCAAAGGGCGGGTAGGCGTTGACGGATGGCCGATCGATTCGAGTCATCCTGTTAATTCCGAATCAGTTGTTAAAATATCACACGTAGGGGGGTAGGGGCAAAGAAAATGTGCGCTTATCGGGGACCGGCGGCGGGTTCAAAAAAATTCGTGCCCGCAAAATCGTAACATCTTTGTAACACATGCAGGGAAGACCGAGAACACCGCTTGCAAAAGCGGTAGCGACGGGGCGGGTTGCGCATGACCCGAAGCGATTCCGGGGCCGTAAGGAACCGAAATCTGTTCCGCTCGGCGATCCGTCTAGTACATTGGACGATTTGGAGCGGATCGTTTGGGAAGCTTTCAAACGGGAAATACCCTGGCTTACTGAGGCCGATCGATCCACCGTCGAAAGCGCGTGCATGTTGCGGGCGCAGCTTTGGGCCGGCAATCGAGACGTGAAAGTGATTGGCAAGCTCCTGACTTACCTAAACCAGATGGGCGCAACGCCGGCCAGTCGCGCCAAGTTTACGGCGCCTGACGACGGCGGCAGCGGTAGCACCGGTGACCCGGCAGACAAGTACATCAATTGACCCGGTAACGGCGTACGCGCAAGCGGTGCTGTCCGGTGAAGAGCTTGCCGGGCCGCATGTGCGCGCGACGTGTAAACGTCATTTGCGCGACTTGCAGGAAGGCCCCGCTCGGGGTGTTACTTTCGACGTTGCGGCAGTGGAGCGCGTCATTGGCTTTTTTCGTGACGTGCTGCGCCTTTCGGATGGGCAGTTTGACGGTAAGCCTTTCGAGCTGCACCCGTCGCAGGTGTTCATTGTGGGTTCCATATTCGGATGGAAACGCGCGGACGGTACCCGCCGCTTTCGGCGAGCTTACATTGAGATTGCCAAGGGCAACGGCAAGAGCCCGATGGCCGGCGGGATCGGCCTATATGGCATGGCAGCCGACAGCGAGCCCGGCGCGCAAATCTATTCGGCCGGGTCGACGAAGGACCAAGCCCGCATCCTGTTTAACGACGCGGTGCGCATGGCGCAACAGGCGCCGGTGCTCGCATCCCGGATCACGTTCTCCGGCAATCCACCGCATGTGTGGAATATGGCCATGCTGCAGGCGCCGCAGCGGGGCGCGTTTTTCCGGCCGGTATCCCGAGACACGAAGAAAAGCGGCTCGGGGCCCCGGCCGCATTTTGCGCTTTGTGACGAAGTGCACGAGCATCCGGACCGCGGCACCATGGATATGTTGGAACGGGGTTTTAAGTTCCGCCGGCAGCCGCTCTTGCTTATGATCACGAATAGCGGCACCGATCGCAAGTCGGTATGCTGGGAAGAGCATGAGCACGCCGTTAAGGTCGCCAACGGCGACATTGAGGACGATACAACCTTTTCTTATGTCTGCGCGTTGGACGAAAACGATTATCCGCTTGCCGATCCGCGCTGCTGGAAAAAGGTTAACCCGCTTCTCGGCACGGTGATAACGGAAGATTACCTTGCCGGCGTGGTCGACCAAGCGCTTAAGCTTCCCGGCCGGCGCAATAGCATTTTGCGCTTGCACTTCTGCGTTTGGACTGACGCTGATCGGGCATGGATCGGGCGCGAGACGTGGGAAGCCTGCGAAGACTCGTTGATGGACATTGAGGACTTTGCCGGCCGGCGGTGCTGTGTCGGGCTCGATTTGAGCGCCACGAAGGACTTGAGCGGTCGGGCCTTGGTATTTGATGACGGGGTGACCGAAGACGGCAAGCCGAAGTACGCCGGCTTCGCGTTTGGCTATACGCCGCAAGAGACGTTGCACGCCCGGGTGCAGGCGGATAAGGCGCCTTATGATGTGTGGGCGGCGCAGGGGCATCTTACAGCGACGCCGGGCGCGGTGATCCGTTATGATTTTATCGTCGATGATCTTATCGAAGATCAAGCGAAATTCGAGATTGAGCAAGTGGCGTACGATCGCCATTTGATAAAGCATTTCGAAACCGCCGTAGGTGAGGCGGGCGCCGAGTTTCCACTTGTGGAGCACGGGCAGGGGCTTGGGCAGCGGCCGGGTTGCGATTTGGATTGCAAGGAAGTGCACGAGCACAAGCCACGGCCGCTTTGGATGCCCGGCTCGATTGAGACGCTGGAAACGCTTATTCTCGAAAAGCGAATACGGTTCCACGTCTCACCGGCGTTGCGGTCCGCCGTGGCGGGCGCTCGCTTCTATACGTCGCCGGCGGGTCTTCGGCGTTTCGACAAGCAAAAGCCGGGTGGCCGGATTGACTTGCTCGTGGCGCTGGTCATGGCGGTTGGCGCGGCAGCGACGCCGCGGCCTAAGCGCCGAAAGGACTACAAGAGTCAAATGTTCATCTTGGGAAGGGCGGCATGAGCGAACTTATCCAGCGGGCCTATGCGCTTTTGACCGTCAAGGCGGTTGACGACGAAGCGCGCTCGATTACCGGTATCGCGACAACGCCGACGCCGGATCGCTTGGGCGATATCGTCGACCCCGAGGGTGCAGAATTCAAGCTCCCCTTGCCTTTGCTTTGGCAGCATGACAGCCGACAGCCCGTCGGGCATGTGACGGCCGCGAAAGTCACCGGTGAGGGAATCGATATCAAAGCCCAATTCGTCAAGATTGACGAGGAAGGTACTTTGAAGAATCGACTTGACGAAGCCTGGCTTTCTGTTAAGAGCGGTCTTGTCAAGGGTCTTTCGATCGGCTTTAAGCCTATTGAAAGCTCCCGTCTTGAAGACAGTTTTGCGCTGCGCTTCATTAAGTGGATGTGGCTGGAGTTGTCGGTTGTGACGATACCGGCTAACCAAGACGCGACCATCACCGCGGTTAAGGCGATGGACAACGGGGTGCTTGAGGGTTTGGCCCTTAAGCGTACCGCTCCTGTTACTCCGGGGGGCAAGCCACGTGAACCTGTGATCTTGCGTAAACCGCCAGCGGTTTACCCGATCCGGGTTGTTTCTCGGGGTGAATAGGAGGCCCTAACCATGACCCTTGCAGAAAAGATCGCTTCGCTTGAGGCGAAGCGCTTGGCGAACGTCGCTCGAATGGAAGCGATTCAGAAGGCCGGCGACGACGAAGGCCGGACCATGAATCAGGCCGAGTCGGATGAATTCGACACTTTGAGCGGCGAGTGTGAGCAAATCGACGGCGATCTTGTGCGCGCCAAGAACCTGCAGAAGCTGCAGGTTGCCGCTGCGAAGGCGACGCCGAAGCCGGCCGATGTTACCATGCGTGACGCGACTGCGTCGCGTGACGTGGGCACGCCGAGCATCGTGCTGCGCCAGCCCGAGTTGCCGCCCGGCATCGCGTTTGCCCGCTACGTGAAGTGCGTGTGGCGGTCGAAGACGGAATTTGTGCCGGTGCTCGCGGTCGCCGAGAAGCTCTACCCGAAGCACAAGCAGCTCCACGACTTTATTTCGTGGAAGGCGGCTGTGCCTGGGGGTACCACGTCGCATACGACGTGGGCGGGCCCGCTTGTCGGCGATGAAAGCGCGGTGTTCGCCGATTTTGTCGAGTTCCTGCGGCCCCTGACGATTGTTGGCCGCTTCGGCACCAACGGCATTCCGGCGCTTCGGCGTGTGCCTTTCCGCACGCGTTTGCCCGGGCAGACAAGCGGCGGCGCCGGCTATTGGGTGGGCGAAGGCAAGGCGAAGCCACTTACCCGCTTCGCTTTCGCGAGCACGACGCTTACGCCGCTCAAGGTCGCGAACATCGCCGTTACGACGAAAGAGCTTCTGAGGGACTCGAGCCCGTCGGCGGAAGCTCTCGTGCGTGACGGTCTTGTTGGTGCGCTGCGCGAGCGCATGGACTTGGACTTTATCGACCCGACCAAGGCGCTTTCGGCCGGTGTGTCGCCGGCGTCTATCAGCAACGGCATTGCCCAGATCAATTCGACGGGCAATGACGCCGACGCGGTGAGGGAAGACGTACGGCTTTTGTTTGGCGCCTTCATCGATGCCAACAACGCGCCGACGAATGGCGTTTGGATCATGTCGGCGAAGACCGCTCTTGCGCTTTCGCTCATGCGTAATCCGCTTGGGCAGCGCGAGTTTCCCGGCATTACCATGATGGGCGGCGACTTTGAGGGGTTGCCGGCGATCGTTTCGCAGTATGTGCCGGTCGACTCCGGCGGCCATTTCGTGTTTCTTGTCAACGCGTCTGATATCTATTTCGCCGATGAAGGCGAGATTGAGGTTGACATGAGCATGGAAGCGTCGCTTCAGATGGACGACGCGCCGACGCAGGAGTCCGACAGCCCGCCGACTGCTACGCAGGTTGTCAGTCTGTGGCAGACTGATAGCGTCGGCTTCAAGGCGGAGCGCACCGTTAATTGGAAGCGGCGCCGTGAGTCGGCCGTGGCTGTGCTCAACAACGTCGATTGGGGTCAGCCCGCGCCATAATCCGCTTAGCGGACAGTGGTAGCAACGTGAACAAGGGGCCGTATCGCCGAGCGTAGGCGGTACGGCCCGCTTCATTGTGAGGACGCATGGTCAAGCTGGTAGCATTGAAGACGGGTCGGTTTGGGCTTCAAAAGGTGAGCGCCGGCGAGACTTTCGAGACTTCGCGTAAGTACGCGGACATTTGGGTTAGGCTCGGGAAGGCATACCCGGCAGATGCCGAAATCATTGAAGCTGCGCCGAAAGGTAAGGCCGCGCAACCGGATGCTGCAGGCCACGAGGCGGCGGATACCGTTGGTCCGCAAGCGGCCGGCGAGACGGTAGCGGGTGTGAGTGAGGAAGGCGGCGCCGGCGAGCCGGGCGCGGGGGAGCCGGACATTGAGACGTTGCGGGCGATGTACGCCGAATTCATCGGGTCGCCCGCGGATAAGCGTTGGTCCGCGCGGACGATCAACGAGAAGCTGGCCGAAGCTCGCGCGGGTTATCAGACCCGCGCCATGAAGACCGCCGACTTTGGCTGATTGAGCGCGAATGCGCATATTCGGGTTCACGATCGCTAGGACGGCCGATTTGCAAAAGCAAATCGGGCTGTCTAGCATCTTGAATAATCGCGGTGGCTGGCTGCCAATTATCCGGGAGCCCTTTGCCGGCGCGTGGCAACAAGGTGTCGAGATTAAGCGCGATCTTGTGCTTACCCAACACGCGGTTTTTGCGTGCATGACGCTGATTGCCTCGGATATAGCCAAGCTTCGTTGCCGGCTTGTGGAACGGGACGCCAACGGGATTTGGAAAGAGGCGAGCAATCCTGCGTACTCGCCTGTTCTTCGTAAGCCTAACGGCATTCAGACCCGAATTCAGTTTTGGGAATCATGGATGCTTTCGAAGCTCTCGAATGGTAACGCTTACGTGTTGAAAGGGCGTGACGCTCGGGACGTGGTCACGACGATGCACGTGCTTGACCCCAATCGAGTGCAACCGCTTGTGTCGCCGGGTGGTGAAGTCTTCTACAGGCTTGGCAGCGATAACGTGTCGGGCCTTGAGACTGATATTACTGTACCGGCTCGGGAAATCATCCATGATCGGATGAATTGTTTGTTTCATCCCCTTGTGGGATTGTCGCCGATCTTCGCCGCGGCGCTCGCGGCGCAACAGAGTTTGAACATCCAAACCGACGCGGCTAATTTCTTTGCCAACGGTGCTATGCCGGCTGGTGTCTTGACGGCGCCGGGTGAGATATCCGAGTCCACGGCTCGCGAGATGAAGGAAGAGTGGGACGCGAAATTCAGCGGCAAGAACGCCGGCAAGGTGGCGGTGCTCGGCAGCGGGCTCAAGTTTGAAGCCATGCGCATGCAGTCGACTGACGCGCAGCTTGTTGAGCAGTTGCGATGGACGGCCGATGTTGTGTGCTCGGCTTTCCACGTACCGCCTTACAAGATAGGCATTGGCGCGATGCCTTCGTATAACAACATTCAAGCGCTCAATGTCGAGTATTACAGTCAGGCGTTGCAGATTCAGATTGAGTCCGCTGAGCTGTTGCTTGACGAAGGGTTGGCGATTAAAGACCCGTTTGGGACTGAGTTTGATATCGACGATCTTTTGCGCATGGATACGGTTACACAGACAACTGCGGCTAAGGAAGCCGTGGCGGGGTCTATCATGGCACCGAACGAAGGACGGCGTAAATTGAACTTGCCGCCGGTCAAGGGCGGCGAAGAGCCGCTTTCGCAGCAACAGAATTGGCCGCTTGGGGTGCTCGCCGAGCGCCCGCCGCCGTGGGAATCTCAGACCCCGTCATCCGTTCCGCCGGAAGACGACGAAGAGGAAGAGCCCGACGACGACGAAGAGGAAGAGCCCGACGACGAAGAGGAAGAGCCCGACGACGAAGAGGAAGAGCGGGCTTATCACGAAGCTCTATACAACTTGTTTCAAGGGGCGGCAGCATAATGGACGCGAAAGCGGTTGCGGAAAGGTCGTTCGGCGCAATTAAGGCGTTTGTTCAAGACGCCTTGGCGCCGATCATCGCGCGGCTCACGGTGCTTGAAGCTCGGCAGCCCTTGAAGGGTGACGCCGGGCCCCGCGGCGAGAAAGGGGACACCGGGCGCGACGGTCGCGACGGGAAGGACGGTGCGCAGGGCCCCCGTGGCGAGAAGGGGGAGCCCGGGGCGGCCGGGGCGGAAGGCAAGCAAGGGCCCGCAGGATTGCGTGGGGAGCCCGGAGAACGGGGTCAGGCAGGCGAGCCGGGCCCGGCAGGGGCTACGGGGCCTGTTGGCTCGGCGGGCCTTGTAGGGCCCCGCGGCGAGCGCGGAGAGAAGGGAGACGCCGGGCCCCGCGGCGAGAAGGGGGATACCGGGCGCGACGGCCGCGACGGGTCGCAAGGTGTGATCGGCCCCCGCGGCGAGAAGGGCGACGCCGGGCCCCGCGGCGAGAAGGGGGATACCGGCGCGGTTGGTAAGGATGGCGCAGCGGGCCGTGACGGCGTGTTGACGATGGAAGACATTGAAGTCATATCCGAAGACGGCGGGCGCACCGATGTTTGGCGGCAGCGGTCAACGGGTCGGGTTATCGGGCGCATCGTGACGCGTCGGGTGATTTATCGTGGCGCCTTCAAGGAAGGCGAGCCGTACGCGCCCGGCGACATGGTGAGCTTTGGCGGCTCGCTTTGGCATTGCGATGATACCGCGCCGGCGATCCGTCCCGGTGAAGTCGGCAAGGGGTGGTCGCTTGCTGCGAAGCGCGGTAGGGACGGGAAGGACGGCAAGGCGCCGCTTGACCCGAGCGGGGCTAAGGAGCCGATCGCGCTCAAATGAGCCTTCCGCTTCTAGCCAGTATCGCCGAGACTAAGGCCGCGCTTCGGATTGACGACGGCGACTTGCTGTCGGATTCCGCCATAGAACGGCTTATCGAAGTCGCTTCCGAGCAAGTCGTGGAATACCTCAAGCGTCGGGTTATCGAAGTCATCACAAACCCTGACGTGAGCCCGCCCGAAACTGAAATCCAAATGGATTTGACCGCGAGCCCGCCTTTGATCCCGGCGCGGGTAACGCAAGCAACGATTATGCTTGTCGGGTACCTCTATCGAGCCCCGGACTCTGACCCTGGCAAAGAGTGGGATCATGGGGCTTTGCCTAGGCCGGTCATGTCTCTTCTGTACCAACTGAGAAGTCCGACGTTTGCGTAAAATTCCGCCTGTGCCACGTCGCTGGTTTGCTGACGATCATATCTGTATCGTGGCGGCGCCCGGTCCTTCGTTGACGCCGGAAGTTGCCGAGTGCTGCGCGGGCTTTGACGTGATTGCGGTGCAAGACGCTTATCGTCTGATGCCATGGGCGCCGATCTTGTACGGTTGCGATGTTAAGTGGTGGAAGTGGCATCGCGGGGCGTGGGACTTTGCCGGCGAGAAGTGGTCGACGGATGGCCCCGGCTACCACAATGATAAATGGCCGTTGGTGGATTTGTACGGGCTTCGGCTTGCGACGGGAAAGACCGGCAACGCCTTTTCGACTGACCCTGAGTACGTCGTAAACGGTACGAACAGCGGCTTTCAAGCCATCGGTTTGGCAATCCTATTTGGTGCTCGCCGGGTCGTGCTTGTGGGTTTTGACATGCGCGAGCGCGATGGCAAGACGCACTTTTTTGGCGATCATCCTGCGCCTTTGAAAGGCCGACGCGGATATGATGCTTTCATTAGCAACTTTAACGCGGCGGCCAAGAAATTGCCGCCGGGTGTGTCGATTGTGAATGCGACGCCGGGAAGTGCGTTGAAGTGCTTTCCGATGGTCGATCTTCAAGAGGCTTTGGGCCATGCTGTTGCGGCGTGAATTCCAGCATCTTAGGACAATCGAGCGTCGGCGTATCGCCATGCCCGAGGGTGTGACGCTACGGCTGTCGCGCCTGGAGAGACCCGAGCCTTGGTCGGCAGAGCTGCAAGCGATGATATGCAAAGCAGTTATTGCCGAAGTTGAGCGAGTGCAGCAATACCCTTCATATAGCCCGTTTTATGAAGAGCTGGCGGCCTTCAATCATGTGCCGGTTGACAACCTTGTTGTCGGCGCAGGCATTGAAGAATTCATACGGGCGTTGATGTTTCTCGCTGCGGCGCCGGGTGAGAAAGTCGCAATAATGTGGCCAACGTGCGCCATGTTTGAGCTGTATGCGCGAGCGTTTGGGCACGAGTTGGTGCGGGTGGCCGCAAAGCCCGGCGAGTGCTTGTCGGTTGACGCGCTGCTTGGCCAGTTGCCCGAAGATGTGCGGCTCTTCATTCTGCCTAATCCGGGGCAACCGGTTGAAACCTGCTACCGCGTCACGAGCCTTGAACGCCTCGCACGCAAGCTCCGGGAACGCGGGGCGGTGCTCGCCGTCGACGAAGCCTATTTCGGCTTTGGCGCGCCCACGGCGATCCATGTAGCGGACCAGCACGAAAACATGGTGGTGCTGCGCACATTCTCGAAAGCGTATGGTGCGGCTTCGATCCGGCTCGGCTACGCGGTGGCGGGCCCGCGGCTGGCGCGGTCGCTTAATGCCGTCCGGCAGTCGGGCGAAGTGTCGTCCATGTCGATGGCCGTGGCGTCAGTGCTCATGCGCTATTCCCGGTCGCTTGTAGAGCCCGGCGTCAGGGCCATTTGTCAGGCGCGCGACTATTTGCGAGAAACCGTGGCCGGCGAGATGAAGTTGCGTGCATGGGGCCAATGGGCGAATCATGTGCTTATTGAGTTCCCGTCGAAAGAGCGTGTAAGCGCTATCACTGCAGCGCTGGCGCTTCGTGGTGTGTTGGTAAAGGCGGACTTCCCCGAGCCTCTTGACCGGCACATGCTCGTTACGTGTGGCTCGCCGGCGCTTATGGACACGTTCCTAGAAGAGTTGCACGGTGTCTTTGACTGTGAATAAGCACGTGTTTCGGAAGTGCCGTAGCAGACAAGGCGGGATGCGGCTGCGCTTTGTTGGCGACTTCGAAGGGCTGTACCGTAGCGAAGCCGATCCATGGGGACAATCTGGCGCAGACGGGCCCATGGCGTCTTACTACAAGGCTTCTCGCGAGGGGCTTTGCACCGCGCTTACCCCGTATCTGAAGCATGAACCGAGGGGATTGGAAGTCGGGTGCGGTAAGGGCTGGTCACTGCAGATGCTTCGCACTTGGTTCGGTGGCCGTTGGGACGGCATGGACATAAGCCCTACTGCCGCGAAGGCGGCGCGGGCGAACAACTCCGGTTCTTTTGTCTTCGTAAGTGACATTGCGTCTGAATGCGCGGTGCCGCCGAATGCGCTTGCTCGTTATGACGTGGTTATCTTGTCGCAAATGTTGTGGTACGTCCTTACGAAGATTGACGATGCCATGGCTAACGTCGTGCGTTTAACGCGGGTTGGCGGATTCGTGGTTGTGCAGCAAGCTTTCCTGAGAGAGCAGCTTTACGGTGCGCGGATCGCCGACGGATGGCGCGGCGCGCTTGCCTTGTTTATCCAGCGATACCCGGCACTGGAATTGATCGAAGCCCGATACGACGACAGCCTAAAACACGCCTGCCACGATGGGCTTATGATCTTTCGAAAGATAGCCAATGAATAGCGCGACGCTCGCCAATATTCGGCGTAAATCGGCTTATGTTGA